CTACACCTACACCTACACCTACACCTACGCCTACACCTACACCTACACCTACACCTACACCTACACCTACACCTACACCTACACCTACACCTACACCTACACCTACACCTACACCTACACCTATTCCGGTACCTACGCCTACGCCTACGCCTAAGCCCAAACCGCAGAATGTAGAACTCATCAATAAATTAAACCAGATCATTCATCAACTATATATGCACTATCCCGCTCAATATATAGCGATGGAAATCAATCAAATTATTCATGATTTACAATAGAACCATCTATAAGACAATATATCGATGTACAACTCGGTAAAATATGCAAAAAGAGCATATGTGTAAATACGGATGAATAGCAAATCCAATGATTCAGTGTACGATCTGGTAATCTTGCCCACACAAAAAATGCGTTTTCATTTACGCAAAATACGCATATACTCGTACAAATCGACCATATCCAGATGCGCTCATAACGCACGCCTAAATAAGGGTTAGTCACATAGGTTGCATAGAGGATATTGGTTATTGCGATGGACATATCCAATTTCCGTATCCATTGTTGACGAAAGATGCGATTCCAGAAAACATAACTCGATACATAAAGCATTATTTGCAATATAGCCTGAATGTAGTGTCTATAGTACATGAGAACGCCGGCATTTACCAAGAAAAAAGGGATCGAATATTTCACGGCATATTGCGATATTTTTAGGGGGATGACATCTTCCAAATCGTCAGTGTTTAATGTTGTGGTCGATGACATATTTTATAGAAATCGGATAAAAAATTGAACACTATTTTAACCCAATGAATAGATTCATATAGTCTAATGACAGAATATATGAAATGCATTTCCAAGAGCCGGTCCATGAAACCATGTTGTTATCGTCCTATAGAAAATTCGCCATTGTGTCATATACATCAATATCAGGCGGGATATACGCCGGAAATGATGGAGCAATTGGCGCCGTGTAGCACGTGTCATAAAACCTTCTATTTCGAAAACGGGGGCAAAGTGTGTGAATCCTGCAAACTCCGTGGCCAAAAGAATCGCGAGGAATCACGCACCAAAGTGGTTCTATGTGACAAATCCGGATGTGAATACAAACGATCCCGGGAAAATAAATACTGTAAATTACACCAATTGCAGGTTTTCATCGATGAAACGGTGGAATCTGGGAAAAAAGTGTGTTATAACCATACCCGAGGATGTAGGGAACAACTCGATACGGATTATAGATATTCCAAATGTCAGGATTGTCTGGAAAAAGACCGAGAAAAAGATAATGAAAGGCGGAATAAAGTAAAAACATCATCGGAATCGCACATGAATACATGCACTGCATGTTGTCAAGTCCGCGAAGCGATTGATTTTATAGGACAAAAAGGAACGACGAAAACGTGTAAATCATGTAGGGATTCCAATAAACGTCAGGATGCGAAACGAGATAAAGAACATCGCCTTGAATTATCTCGAGTAAATGAAGATACGCCAGCGATAAAATATATAAGATGTAGAAAAAATGCAAGGGATAAAGGAATCCCTTTTGAACTAGAATATGAAACTTATTTTGAAATCATCCAACAACCGTGCTTTTATTGCGGAATAGAATCGATTTATCTAGAAAATGAAAGTTTATATAAAAATGGTATCGATCGTAAAGATAGTGGTGGTGGATATCTATATGACAATTGTGTAAGTTGTTGTAAAATGTGCAATTATATGAAGGGTTCGTTACAAGTACCGGTATTCTTGATGCGGATAGAACACATATTAGTTCACAATAAATTGCAATACGGTGAATTGCATCCAAATGCTTTTGCAAATAGCAATGGTTCGAATTATTCAGAATATCGTAGTAGTGCAAGGAATCGAAATTTGGAATTTACTATTATAGAAGAAGAATTTGACAATGCGATTGTGAAAGATTGTTATATTTGTGGCAAAAAAACGATACCTCATAAACATACGAACGGGATCAATCGATATGATAATTCTATAGGATACACTACAGAAAATATTCGCCCATGTTGCAAAGAATGCAATTTCTTTAAAAAAGAGTTTGCATATGATGATATGATTCATAAATGTAGACTCATATATCGACAACATGATATATCGGGTGCAAAAACACAAGTAGCCGTGAAAGAACCGCCTACTCAAATAGAAACGAAACAAGAAAGTCCTATAGAAATACCAAATTGTGGTGTAGTAAAAAGAGAACATTCCACAAATAAGTTACGAGAACAAGCCAGAATTCGCAAACAGCGTCAAATAGAGGCTCTTAAAGAAAAATACGGCGAAGAAGCATATAAGGAAATGAAGGCGAAACAAATGGCCGAATACAGAAACAAGAAAAAGAATACCGTATAAATGTAGTTCACGCTTAATATTTTACAATCATAAAATATTAATATTTTTTATTTGTTTTTTGTACCATAATGCAGATATAAAATATATACAGTACATATATAAAATATATACCGTGAATACATACCATCCCTGACATTAGTTTGAATATGCTACTCCAGCCATTCCTGACATCACACGTAGGACATTGTAATTGACGGCATACACTCTGACTTTAGCAGTCGAGACACCGCTGACGGTGGGCGACGAAAGGACGAGTTGGAGGACAGCGTTATCAATTCTGGAGAAGTTACATGATCCAGAAGGTTGGTGCTCTTCAGGGCGAAGAGCGAAGGAGTAGACGTTGATGCCAGTATCTGGGGCACGGGTGTGGTGCTGGAAAGGCTGGACGACGTCAAAGTAGGATCCTTCACGTTCAGAGAAACGATCCTGGCCATTGAGTTGGAGCTTGGCGGTGACGACAGGGTTCTCACCCCAACAGTGCATGTCGAGGGCGGTCTCGGCAAGAACGAATGTTCCGGCGTCAGAGACGGTGGAGCCTGAGGTAGGTGTAGAGTCGAATGGGCCATACTGACTGGCAGTACCGAGCCACTGGCCGTTGGCACCACCAGAGACGGAGGCATCATCGGCACCGGCCATCTGGAAAAGACCACTTCCGTTGATGAAAGCAGAGGATCCAGATGTCTCGACAGGTCCACCGAAAGCCATGATGGCGTTAGGAAGAGCATCAATGGAGTCAGTGTAGTTGAAAGGCTGGGCACCAAGGGTGCTGAAAAGAACGTTGGTAGGATCAAGGGATGAGCAGTAGTCAACGTTGGCATCAGGCTGGACAACCCAGATGAGTTCCTTGCAAGGGTGGTTAAAGTTGAGCTTGATCTTGTTGGATGAGGATCCGACGGATTCATCACCAGTAAACTGGAGCTGTTCGATCAAATACTCGTGAGGGTTCTGGGCCATCTTACGACGTTCATCAGTGTCCAAGAAGATGTAGTCAACGTAGAGAGAGGCGGCAACAAGGGATTGCTGGTAAGCAGTAGAAACGGCAATAGAACCGGATGTGTTGGAAGGGGCAAGGGACTTGACGGCCCAGAGACACTCACCAATAGGACGAATATCAAGATTGATTTTAACTTCGTGGTACTGTAAGGCGATCAAAGGAAGAGCAAGTCCTGGGTTTCTGCAAAACCAGAACAAGAGAGGAATGTAGAGGGTGGTTTCAGGGAGGGCATTGCGAGGAGCACAGACCTGGTTAGGGGCACCGGCAGCAGAGCAAGGACCAGAGATACCAGCAAAGTTAGGATCAGTGATGTATGTAAGCTGGGTGGTGTGGCCAATGACCTTGAAGTATCCACGCTGTTGTTCAGAGGACATGGTGAGCTGGTTCCAGATGTGCATCCAATCACCGTACTGGCGATCAATGCGCTGACCACCGATCTCAACTTCGACCTGGGCGATGAGCTGTTCACCAATGTAGTCCAACCAACGGGCATAGACACCATTGGTACCACTGGAAGCCATGGACTGGTTGATCTCAGGGAGTGTTACCTGAAGGTATGTGCGGTAAGCCAAATCACCGTTACGGGAGATGGTGCAAGTAACACGGCGACCGAAATCAGCCTGACCAGAGAAGGTCTGTTCAATAGATTCCATGGCAAAGTTGGTATGTCTGCGGTATGAGACTTTCCAGAAAGTAATCTCGGGGGTTCCAGTAAGGAAAACATCTTGAGCACCGTAAGCGACGAGTTGCAATAGACCTCCAGCCATTTTATATAGTAGTAAAAGATAATAATTTGGCGGAAAATAGATTTAAAAGAAATTGCTAAATATATTCATTTTTTTCCATTCCATTTTCAGAAATCTTGCGTTAAGTCATATAGAATCAATATTTTGTGGGGTTTAGGAAAAAGATGTGACAGAGGATCATGTCGGGTCTTTTGTATATAGTATATTTTATGTGACAATGACTGGGTTCTTGTAACGAACACTCAATTCGGATCTATTGAGTTCATGTGGGCAAGGCACGGTTCGATTCGATAAACTTTTCTAAATAGTCTTGTTGGAAGATTTCTTTCTTGTTTTCATGCTTCTTTGAGAAAATGTAGGAATCTTGGACTTTCTTGACGGCCCATCCTTGATCAATGGCGTTCATGACAAACACCATTTTCTGGAACGTTTTTTGGGACATTTCTATTGCCGTAGACATGTTTATAATATTGAGGATTCTTTTTCCTTGTGTTTTTCTGTATTGATATATAAATGATGGCAACAGGACAATCACAATCTATATCTGATTTTATGAATAATATACAAGTTCAAAAATTTGTCCGACCTATAATGATAGCAGGTGATATATTTAAAGATATGGTTCATGTTTCAGTGAAAGAAGGTGGGGAAGATAATAAATTAAGTACAGATAAGGCAAATAGTTTTACACCAGTTTTAAAGAGTGTAATAGGTTTTAATGAATCATTATCGGAATGCTATAATTATATGGCTAATGCAAATGATAAATTGATTCGTGATTTACATTCAACTAGTTATATTAAATATTTAACATTAAAAACCGAAAGAATAACATTAAAAGTTGTAGATATAGACCAAGCTTTTCAAGAATCTGGTCGAGGAATCGAAAATATTACAATGAATGATCATACAGT